TATACTAGCGACTACACAGTTGACAACCCAGGTACGCCAGTCGACTGCCTTCCGTTCATAAGTGACAAAGTCACTATCAACGAAGTAACAGTCTCTGGTCAGACTTCCTCAGGATTGCTAAAGCTGAAATCAAACAATAATCAATCAGCTCCAATAATCCCCGCCCACTTGGCGGTCTCCGGTATATCGAGCGATGGGTTCTTTGCCTCGCAATTGGCGGAAATGACAAATCCGTCAAGAGATGAGGTAAATATTGCAGAAACCATCGGTGAGCTAGCAAACTTACCGCTGCTCACAAGGACGGTATTAAACACTACCCTGGATGCTATCAAAGCATACCGGGGGGGGCCAACTAGCCAGAAGGTCGTCGACTATTTGTCTCGAAAGAACAAGTATGTCGGTGATCCTCGGGTTGACGCACCACGCGCCGCTAGAGATGTCGCGAAAGCTGACATCATCTATCAGTTCGGTGTAAAACCGCTCCTCTCAGACCTACGTGAACTCATGGACATAAACAATACAATACTGTCCAGGACACGGGAGTATCACTCCCTTCACGCTGGTCGTGGTCTACGCAGGAACGTCACTCTATGGACTGGGCAGGCTTCAAACACCTACTCTGTCCAGCTGACGGCCGATTACTTGGGTTCAGTCTCTGGAAAATACACCAGGACCACCTCGGTAAAAGTCCGCGGGCACATAAGGTGGAAACCTATCGGGTCACCACCTTTGCTGAGCGACGCACAGCTCAATAGCCTCATCAAGAATGTGACTCAGGGTTTAACCTGGTCGCAGGTCGTAAAGACCGGTTACCAACTTTATCCGTGGTCCTTCTTGGTCGACTATTTCACCTCTTTAGGTGATTTTATTGGCTCGTCATCCCTCGCGATTCCGGCTATTATCGAAAGAGCCGCTATCACGAAGGTCTCCGAAACGCGCGACGTATATCATTCTTTTGTCGCGCCTAATGGCCATAAGGCCACCGGAGGGGTTAATACCCGGCGTACCATTAATAGAACTCCTGCACTTCCTTCTGTCGATGCGTACCTTGGCTACCTTACAAGTCGCCAAGCGATGAACCTATCAAGCTTAGCACTCATCCACGGTCTTTAAAGCCGTGGTTATTTGCTGGGTTTGTTCCAGTCTATGTTGCTTTGCTTAACAGGAGTACATCATGTTTACCTCTCCGATCACGGTTACCGTTGCCTCTGTCGATTACGCGCTCGTCCTTCTGGACGACGCGACGGCCAATGCCTCAAAGTACCGGCTTCTCGCCGATACCGGGAATATGGTGCTGAATATTCGCCATACTTCCTACAAGGACAAGGCTCGGCCGGGCATCGAGGTTCAGCGCCACAACGTGGAGCTGATCCATACGATCTACCCGACTGAATCGAACCCGTCGACGACGGTGCGCAAAGCGTACCTCGTCTTCGAGAACGATCTTTTCGACGGTGTCACCGCTCCGCAGGCTTTCGTCGAAGGCTTCATCGCCTTCTTCACTGCCACGCGGGTTGGTTACTTGGTCAACGGTCTCTCGTAACCCCTGAGACCAGCTTAGCTGGCCGACGGGGTTTCGTGATTGCTAGTCGTAACAAGGATGGGTCCGATCCAAAGGCTTTAACCTAAGGAGGTCCACCCATGAAAACGCCTTGCAATGATCTACTCTACATCGCCGAAGGTATCCTTGCGGATATCAACGGAGCGTACAGTAGACGAGGGTTTGATAGAGACACGTCTCGACTCAGATCCCTTTGCCAAACAAGAGGTCTCGGGCTGTTCACCCTTGACCTCCCGTCCTTGGACTCGGCCCTACTCAAGGGCTTGGAACAAGGATGTCTACCCCTCGGAGGTCCTTTAATGGGGACCTCTAAGGGATTCAGAGTGCCGGTTCTTTTCCGGGATCTCTGGTTGCTAGTGTTTGACAAAAACGGTAGTCTACTTGATGAAGCAGACCCAACCGCGATAGCATTCCTACGGCAAATAACCACCGTGGGGAAGCGTCTCGAGGTTGAATGTTCTCCGAAAAGACGCTACTCTGCGTCTGATGATTTTCGGAAGATCGAGCAGGAACTTAGGAATCCGACGTCCCAGTGGGACCACGATTCTTTTAGTTCCAAGGCTAGTGTAGAGCGCCTATCCTTCACGGACGGGTTCTCAACCACTAATCTCCCCTTATTCAAGGACGACGGGTATAACCTGTCAACCGAAGAACAAAGGAGGCTCCTGCCTTTATTGAGGCGGTTAGATCGCGTATCTGGTCTAATCGCGACCGCCATCGGGACTTTTGACCCAATCAAGAGGAGTGATCCTCAAGAACGGGTTGGAAGGCACGGTATCGGTTTAAGACACGGCCCTGGAGCGGTGTCAGACTTGAGAGGAGGCCGTTACAAATACGACGGCTTTCCTAGCTGGCCTGACAAGCTGCAGGCCCTCTTTCCATTTGACGCTTTCGGGGTGCTAAACCCTATGGCGATGATGGAGGAGGGCTTCCTCTACCCCTCTCAACACGAGCCGCACTCTGTGCTGCTCGCTGTCCCAAAGACAGCTAAGACTCCTAGGTTAATAGCCAAGGAGCCTCTGGCTCATCAATGGTGCCAACAACTCATCGCTGAGTTCTTGGTAGAGAGGCTTGACCAGATCTTTGGTGGTAGGTTTATCACCATCAAGGATCAAGAGCCCTCGCGGGCTCTGGTCAGAGAGGCGTCCAAGAGTAAGAGATTGGCGACCGTGGACTTGTCCTCGGCGTCTGACAGACTGACATGTTGGTCCGTTGAGAGGTTCTGGCGTAAAAACCACAGCCTTCTCGAGCACTTTCACGCAGTCCGTACTAGGTGGGTTAAGGATTCAATTTCTAACCCGCCTAGCTTCCTCAAACTGAGGAAGTTCTCCACTCAAGGTTCGGCGCTCACGTTCCCTGTACAATCGATATTCTTCCTTGGATGCGTCTTGGCCTGCTTAAGGCCGGAACGTACCCTAGGCGGTTACGTCGAGAAATACAAGGGTTCCGTTAGGGTCTTCGGGGATGATATCATCCTCCCTTCAGACTCGTACGCTGACCTAAAACTACTTCTGCATTACTTACAGTTGAAGGTAGGCGAGGATAAAACCTTCGTCAATTCCTTCTTCCGCGAGTCGTGCGGGCAGGATTCATGGAAGGGCCACGATGTGACCCCAGTGAAGCCAAGTAGTCTAACGTCCGATGGGCCCACCGGAAGAGTGTCGCTCATTGATATATCCAACAACCTCTTTTTGAAAGGATACTGGAATGCCGCTGAGCGAACACAATTCATCGCGATCGGGAAAAAGGAAGGCAGACCTCTGCGAGCTAATGGGGTTCTGTCCCATCGACTTCTGTCGACAGGACGAGTTCCAAAACACTCACGGAAAATCAGTCTTCCAATCTGCTCAGTTTCCCTTCTTGGCCGTAAGGCCGAGCAAGGGTTACCACGGGTGGATCAAGACCACCATTCTAGGGCCACTCCTTATCGGAGAGGCCAACGATTCTGGGATTGGTTTCACGCCCAGTCTCCGGATGGGAACCGTGTACGATCACTCGCTTCACGCGAGTCATCGTTACTACAGGCCCATTCTCGGGGACTTCAAGCGCACGACCAACGACCAGAACCTAGAACGGGTAATGGACGAGATCTCCTTTTGGCACCTTCGCTGGATGTTAAACAAGAAGGAACGGTATCTTGCCGTTCCGACGAGTGGACTATTCCATGCGAAGAAACTGGGCGACAACTTTTCGGTCTCCCCGAATCTGACGGGCTACTACTGCCCGTTGGAGTCGAGGGTGTTCCGGGTTGCTCCGATCAGTTCGCCTTCCGGGGGGTTGCCGCTGGATGGTTATCTTTCAGCGGGAGCAGTGTTGACGGCCTACCAATAAGGTGGAACCGCGACCTGCACCGCTGGGAAGTTAGACACACGTCGTTTGAAGACGTGGTCCGTAAAACCGCCCAGACGGGCT